ATACCTTTTTTGATTTCATCCTCAATCAATTTATCCTGTTCAATAATTTCCACATCAGTTTGACGCAGAATCTTACGGCGAACATAATCTTGTGAGTAATACTTACCAATATATGGTTCTGCAGTTGCAGCTAGAGTCAATCTTTCATTCATCAACTCTGCTTCTTTCAGTTCAGAGAAGTGATTATCATAAAGGAAATCATACTGAATATGCTCACTCATAACCTCCCAATCTTCAGGAGTAATTACATTCTTTAGGATCAATTGGGTCTTCAGCATGTCATTAAACATGTTGGAGAATCTCTTTCTTAAACGAGAAACAAACTTGGTAAACTTAAGTTCATCTCTTAAGATCTCAGAAGATCTCCCCAAGTTAAACCCACCTTCTCCATCCATTCTAGATGGAGGGACGTTAAGTGAACGGTAGAGTTTCTTTTTAAAATACTCAATATCAGTGATTTCGCCCAGGTTTTGTCCGCCAGGGAGAGTGGTGATTTCAGTTCCTCTTCCACCCTCACGCCTGGGAAGCCAGAAGTCTTCAAGCATCGCCATGGATTTTTTGTCATCACGGATTTCTCCTGTGTTTGCATCGTATACTAGTTTGTTGCGATAACGCATCATCACATCACGTAGATATTGCTCTGCCTTCATCTTAGGCAGATTACCAACATCGATGTAAAAGATTCTACGCTCTGGAGCACGGGACAATCTATAGATGACCAGTGAATCCTCAATCATTCTAAGTTGATTGATGGATTTAATGGCTTTATGAAGATACGAAAGCGTTGATCCTTTGTTACGATCTACAAGACCAGATGTACAATACGTGATTGCATCTCTTGCAATTTTAATTCCTTGACTTGCACCGGTTGCTGATGGGTTGCCAGTTGGATATTGAGATTTTGGATTATAGATGAAATATTCTTCGATCTCAGGAAAGTCATAATCCATAGGATCATTACTTCTAAGATTTACTAATTGATTATTTTTTCCATCGTTTGGTTTCTTCTTTTGCTGCCTTACATAACGCATCTTCATAGCGTCAATATAACGCAACTCTTGAATACCGTCTTCGGGTTTCTTTAAGTCGATAATTTTATGATAGTAAATACGCCCGTCAATATACCAGTTTCTATAAATTTCGTGCGCTTTTTTATCAAAATCTAAAAGATCAAGAATGTACTTAAACTCTTTACGAATCTTGCTCTTAATACCATCACTAGCATTAAGATTTGAAAGTTCAATCTCTACTGGACTATCGTTGGAGTCTGAAACAACAGCTTCGTTAACAATATCTTCAATAGCACTATCCGTCTCTGGATGAAGTGCCATTTCACGATATCTTTTGATGAGATCAAATTCAGTGCGATATACACCTTCGATGTCTACATAAGAACCAAAAAAACCACTACTCATGTAGTGGTCAGACCCATCCTCATTATTAGGAGGAACGGGACTGACCGCTGATGGAGATAGTGGTTCTGTGTCCTCTATCGAGAACCCAAATAACTTACCCGACATTATTACAAATTTATTTGGCCCTACTATTTAGGGACAAAATTATCAACCACCTGCGCCAGGAGCTCCGTCAATTGTATCATTAACACCCTTAGGTGCCCAATAATCGACTTGGAATTCAACAGTGAATTCTTCAATCGTATCAGCAGTATCGTATGAAAGGTCGATAGCACTGATATTAGTTGGGAAAATACCGAAGAAGTCATAGGTGTATGCTGCTTCCAGACCAGAGTCAGATGTCTGACCTAAGTTAGAAGACTTTCTCTTCAACTGGGTAACAGTTGCGGTTGACTTATATGCCTGTGGATCTGCTTCACCAGATGCGTCAGCATATTGTGCAATAGCCTGCATCCAGTTTTGGAATGCAGTTCTAAGGTTGAAGTCAGTGTCGTTAATAACTGTAACTGTCCAGGTGTCGAATGTACGATCACCTGCAACCTTCATGATTCTTCCTCTGAAAGGAACGTCGATTGAAGCAACGTTCGATGCAGGAAGTTGAGCTGCTTTTACAAGAACTCTTGAATCTAACTGGGAGTCACTTCCAATATATTTGAAGAGACTGTTCTCAGGAATGTCAACCTCAAATAGATTGGGGCGTGCGCCGCCCCCATTAAGAGACTTCCTGATATCAGCGATTGTGTTGTACTGGGCCATTTTTTGATCCTCCTTTTGTTATTTAGATATCGTGATCAAACTCTACCAACTACTTCCTCAAAACTGACGCCAGTTCTAGTGGCGACAAATGTGAGGGTGACGTAGTTGATGGACTTAGCAGGCTTCAGGAAGATGTCTGCTCTGAATTCATTATTGTCAATAACATCTGGAGTGTTGTTGGTGGTATCACAAACAACCAGGAATCCGTAGAGACCTCTCTTCGCTTGAATATCGCGGAGATATGGTTCAACGATGTTTCTGAAGTTTGCTCTTGTGATATCATCATTCAGTTCAAAGAGTTGTGCTTGTGCTGCTCTCTCCAGGGCTTGCTCAACAGTGAGGAACAAGCGACGAACGTTGATTCTGTCAAAGGCGGATGCGTAACCAAGTGCGGTCTTATCTCCGAAGAGGATCGTTCCGACACCGGGTGTTGTGACGAAAGAGTTAATTCTCTGTGGATAGAGACGATCTCTTTGTGCCTTGGTTGGATTGTATGCCAGTTTAACAGCGTTATTGATAACGCCGCGTTGCTGACCTGCGGGCGAGAACCATGGGAATGCTGTGATTCCAGTTCTACAAATCATTCCAGCAACGTCTCCGTTAGCAGGGACATAGCGGAACTGATTGTTGAATCTATCATATTGATACTTATAACCTGAGTCAAATGCCGCGTAGGAGGAAGACGTGAGGGTTGTAAAGTAATCAATCAGATTATCGGTTTGAGTGTTTGTGTTAGTAACACCAACCAGATCTCCTCTGTGTGGTCCGATGAGAGCCATGCAGTCCTTTCTGCCAGTAGCAAGTGCAATCAGTTTGTTTGCTTTTGCTTGAGACTGTTCCTTAGTGGAACATCCAGGACCCATGATCAGATAATCAACTTCGATCTCATCTTTGTTCTCGAAGAGGTTGTAGGAAGTGATCAAACTTGCGAGAGATGCACTCATTCCACCAGTTGCGGAATAATCTTTTCCTCCACCGAAGGTGTAAGAAACATTTCCAAGTGCGGAATACGTTGTGTTCTGTGCATCGAGACCGAACAGACCGTCTGCTGTCGTAACTGCAGTGAAGTCAGTTGAGAATCCGGTTGCTCTTGGATTGGTTAAGTAGTATGCATCAAATGCTTCAGATGGGTTAGCACCCGCATAAATGTTATCAGAGAAGTCTTGAAGGTAATCCTTGTAGTAGATTCTCTGAGGAGCGTTGACGTTAGAGATTGCATCTCCAGCCTTAGAAAGGTTGACGTGCTTCTCAATCAAGTTGCCCTTGATTCCTGTGATTGATCCCTTATCGTCAACTACAACGATGTGAATACCATCATTATATCCGTTTCTATCGGAAACATAGATATTAGTTGTAGGTCTTGGAGCAATTGACTTCCAAGAAATCGTTGCGTTGGTAAGATTAAGAGTTTGTTGATCATACCAGTCAACTGAGGTTCCAGGAGTCATAGCGCCAGCGCCAGGGCCCGTGCTATTAACACCAGTATTAGCAACGAAGTTCAGTGCAACAGATGTTCCAAATGATGCACCACCAAAACCTTCTTGATATTCGATCTTTGTTTCAGTTGAACCACCACCGACTGTTTCTACGCGAGAAACAATTTTGACATCTACCTTACTGTCTCCCCCTGTTGCATCTGTGGTAAGACCAACAACGATACCTTTCAGGAATCCAGTGAATCCAGAAGTTGTACCAGCACCAGGAATAACCTGATTATCAAGAGATGCAGTAACACCGAATCCGATAGTTGCGCCGATGTTTGCAAGACTTGTGGTTGCGATACCAACAGTCTGATCTGCAAAGTCATCGATGTAGCAAACCTTCAGTCCGTTACCCCAGGTTCCAGGGTTCTTTGCTGCATATGTG